GCTACTCACCCAACGCTCGGCAAGCCAGTTGCTAGTATTCCACCAAGAGAATACTTTCGACTAGTTCAGAAGTACGGTCAAAAGACCGTGCATTCAAAAGATTTTTTAAAGTACTACAATAAGAAGTTTCCAGAACTAAGCCCTAACAAAATATAATGCAGACCCGCACCTACAAGGATTTATTTAGATTAATTACCTCGATGATAGGCACTGGTGGCGAACTTGCTGCTAGCGGAACGGAGGACACACAGGTAGCGGATTTCATCAACCGTAGGTTCCAACAAGCATTTGACCAAAGTCCTATATGGCCTAGATATTTTGTTTCCTCCGAAGAAAGAACATTAGTTCTTTACGAACTATCAGGTGCAACCTCTACCACTAGCACGGCGGTAAATGGAAAATATAAATTTTTTGGTATCAATTCTGGAAGTTTTGAATCAGGGGGAGGATCAGCAACGGCTGATACTAATATCTATCAGAATACGGATTCAACGACAACTTTTATTTACAAGAACTCATCTAACGCTTGGGTTGTTGCTACTAGTATTAGTCCAACTGACACAAGATCATCGGAAGGAAAAATATCACTTAATACTTCAGGAACTGTTCAGTTTACCGAGGCAGATACAACTAAAAATGATGCGGTAGAAGATGTAACAACTTGGACCCCACGCGCTGGTTCTAATCTTCTTTCGGTAGTTAAAAAATATATAGTTCCTTATGCTGAGGGGGGAATACTTACTTCTGATTCTGCAAAAACAACGATTGGTGATTTTAATCGTATTCACCGCAAGAGAGCATTCGTAAACGATTCAGCTATCGAATACGAGTTCTTTGTAGACTTTGACGGAGCTAATATACTAAATATTTCTAATACAAGTGACACATCAGCATTTGTCTCCTACAAGAAGCAGTTCACCCCCTTTACCGTCACCTCGGATTACTACAACTCAACGGTAGAGGTTCCAGGTGAGTTCTTTAACTTCATTGCTCACGCTGTGTATGCTGACTTCCTACGGGTCCAGAACCGCCAACAGGAGGCAATAGCCGAAGAGCAGGTGGCTCAGACCTATCTAGCCTTGGAGCTAGAGAAGATAGATATTCGATCTAATAACAATACCGTGAACAAACGATTCTCTACTTACGTTAATCGGCAATCCCGATAGTAACCCCCTGTGATATAATACACAATTATGGCAAAATCAAGAAACAACGCACTGGAGTTCAGCTCCGCAGGTTCAGTCCTAGCAACAGATAGCGATACCACTACAGGTAGCTTTGGAGCTATACAAATTTTACAGGATACCACTATGGGTGCTGTAGTATCTAGCAATGTAGATCAAACAACTCACTCTGCTGCTGCTTTTAGTGGAAAAACTTTTGGTGCTGGTACTATAATATACGGTCAATTTTCATCTGTTACGGTAACCAGTGGCTTAGTTCAACTACACAAGGTCTAGTATGCACGTTAGCCTTGATTCAGCCCTGGGTCGGCAGAGAAGGCTGAACCAAGTAGGAGAGAGCATCACGCAGATTGCTCCTGATCCTGCGGCGGCATACAGCCTCCGTAGCCTTACTGGTGGTGATCCTAAGGTTGTGCGTGTCCGTCGAGGAAGCGACAACCACGAGCAGGACTTCACAGCGTCCGACGTATCTTCTGGTGCGTTGCAGGACTTTGTAAATGCTCAAGTGGTAGCACCTCTGGACATACAGGCACTGAGTGCAACGGGCCGTGATGGTGACTTCCTTATTGCTAAGGCGGCTTACTCACTTCGTAGCCTAGGGACACGTCAGGCTACCGTAACATCAAGTGGTGATACCGATGGCGATACATCAGGTAAATTTGTATGCCAAGTAAGAAAAGACCAAACAAGCAACTCGGATGATACTAAATCATTTACAGCTACTGAAGTTAGCGATGGAACGCTTGTAGATTTTGTTTTAGGTAACACCAAATCTCTTTTAAACAGTAGGGCTTACTTTGATGGGTCAAATGATAATGTTAAGCTGACAAGTGAAATAAATTTAACTGGAGATTTTTCTCTTGAGTATTCATTTGTTGTTACTGAGGCAACGCAACAAATTATAGGTAAAGAAACTGGGGGTAGTTATATCCGAGCGCAAGGCACTAATGGAATACATCTTTTTAGAATCCAGACTGACGGCAGTGCAGTAAACTTAACTTTAACTTCGACCTTAAAATACAGCGAAGCAAACACTATAAAATTAAAACGAGTTTCTGGAAAGTTTGGAATTTACAATGAAAGTGATGTTTTAATTTCTAATGAATCTACTCTTAGTGATACTTTTACTGTTAGTTCATTTGGAAGAGCTAGAGGTGGTTTTGCTAAAGGAGTTATTTACAATATTAGAATTGATACAAATAATGACGGAACAATTAACCACAGCTACAACGGATACGGAAACACCTTATCCGATTGGACGGATTTAGTCGGAAGCAATAATGCTTCTGCTGTTAATGGAAGCCCTGCTCTGTTTACAGGACAAGACCAAGACGGCTTTGTTAAAACTTGGTATGACCAAAGTGTAAGCGACCAAGCAGGAGATACAGCAACAGGTAATCACGCAACTCAAGCAACTGCTGCGAACCAGCCTAAGATTGTTAGTGCTGGTTCTTTGATTACTGGCGGTGTTCTATTTACTGGTTCTAGCGAAGGCTTGCAAATAGCTAGTGCTAGCACTTTAGGAATAGATGGATCAAATAATAGGTCAATTTTTTCTGTTCTTAAAACAACATCAGGAACAGATGGTTTTGTGCCTTTTGGTACTGATTCTTCTGGGGGTACTTCTACTGCATATAGACATCGCTCTTCTAATACTAACGGTCTATCTAGGGTAGAAATTCAAGGTTCAGGATTTGAAGGTGCAGATATTTCAGATGGTAATACTCATTTATTTTCTAGTATATTAGATGGAACTCAATTACAGAATGTTTCTATATTTGTAGACGGAAGTGAAACCTCAGGCAGCGGAACAGCTACACTTAATACCGCTAATAATAATTTCTTTATTGGTAGCATCAATGGTTCACTTTCTGAAAATACTGGAACCTTGGCAGAATTAATAGTATATGCCTCTAGCCAAACAGACAACCGCACAGCCATTGAAGCTAACATCGGTGAAGCCTACAGCATTGACCTACCATCTGGCGTAGACCCAGGGTTTGACCAAGTGGACGGCTTTGTAGAGACTTGGTATGACCAGTCAGGCAATGGCAATAATGCCGTGCAAGCAACGGCTGCAAATCAACCCAAGATTGTTAGTGCTGGCACTTTATTGAATGAATTAGACTTCGATGGAACTGAAGATATAGCGTTAGCAACAGGAAGTTTTTCTCTGACTCAGGCTTATACTACCTTTAGCGTTAGTCATGCAGACGATGCTTCTACCGCCCAAGGCGTTTGGTCAACTGCATCAAGTATTACTGGTGCTTTTAACGCAGTAAGTTTGTTTAGAAATGATGACGGATTTGCCGTTAATTCTGGAACTACTATTACAACAGCGGGAACTATTGATTATGTTGCTGACCGCACCTATCTTCAAACTAATGTTGTAAACGGAGCAAGTTCTTCAATATTTGTAGATGGAGCTACTGGTGTAACTGGCAATGCAGGTTCAACCAATCCGAGTGGTATATTAATTTTAGGTTTCTACCGAGCTGGTGGCGGTAACCAAAATTTAGACGGAGGAATCAAGGAGTTAATTATCTATGACTCCGACCAAACCTCAACCCGTTCTGCCCTTGAAACTAACATCGCCGCCGAGTACGGCATAACCCTTTCATAATGCTCTATCTAATATACGCAAGCAAAGAGGCCGCCATTGAGCGAGCCGACGAAGAAGGCAAGGAGATTGGCTTTGATTACTGGGTCGAGGACAATGGCATAGGCACACGCTGGCTTACCTATCCTAACGAGACTATTGACCACACCTGGGCATTGGACGTAACGGACTACGACCTTGATGATTCCGAGAAGGCATCAACCGTTAATCACTACACACCTCTGCCTGACCCTGACGAAGACTAAATGCTATGCAAGATATTATCTACAGATCAACAATTGGAACAGGTGGATTCTTTGCCACTATTGGACTATCCCCTATAAACGAAGTACTTGGCTTTGCCGTTGGTCTAGCAACCTTCATCTATATGTCCGTATCCGCAATCAAGGTAATCAAAGAACTAAAAAAGAAATGACCCCTGAACTCATAGCAATGATCGGAGGAGGAGCCTCTGGTTTTATCTTTAAACTGATTGGACAGCTTGTAGCCAATCAGCAAAGCACTGTGGACGCTATGATCAAGAAGCAGTCAGCCGCTGACGAAAGCCACCAGAAAGCCGCTACAAGGGGCGGTGAGTGGGTCAGGAGGGTCATAGTATGCACCGTGCTGTTTGCGGTCGTTGTAGCCCCTTTTATATTAGCTCACAGCCCAGAGGGAGTTACCGTAGGGCAGGAGACATCTCACTTCTTTGGTCTATTCAAGGGAATCAAATACGAGACCCTAAACGGATACCTTATACTACCAGAGGTTCGTCAAACAGTTCTAGCCATTGTAGGATTCTACTTTGGCTCCTCAACCATTAAATGAATGAAGTTTTACAAATTATATCATCTCTCTGGCCTATCTTTATCGGTATCATTACCCTTATCGTGGTGCTAGCCCGGATGCACTACAATATAGAAGCCCTTACAGAAAAGGTAAAAGTCCTTTTCGATTTTCACAATAAAAGAAATAAATAGAAAGATAATATTATGCCAGGACCCGCATTGCCCATAGCTGCACGAGTATTAACAGCAGCACGAACCGCAAGATCGCTTTATAATACTGCTAAACCATTCATAAGAAAGGAAATAAAAGACTTTAAAAAACACTCTCCTGGTATGCTTCCAACTGCAGGCACAGGGTTGGTTATTACACAAGCCAATGAGCTAACGGGTAGAAAAATGGGCGATAAAATATCAAAACTTTCTAAAAAAGTTCTTCGCAAAACCCAATCACAACTATCAAATTTTTCTAGAAAACTTATTAAATAATTATGAAATGCTGCATCTGCAAAACTAAAGACAAATTTATCAACAAGATAAAATCCGCTATATCCAAGCTAGTAGCCTGGGTTAAATCAATAATCAAATAAAGAAAGAGATAATTATGGACTTTCAAAGAAAGTTAATAGAGACGATCGACTCTGCAGATGTTTTTAAAAAATTAAAACAAAGAGATCAAAAAAAAATGTTTGGACTCAATAGGCAGATGGCAGAAACCGATAAAGCAATGGAAAAAGCTCGTGGTAAAAATTGGTATATCCTTCGCCTCATAACAGAAAAACAAAAACGTATCAAAGCAAATAAAGAAAGATAACATTATGCCAATGGGAAAAGGAACATACGGAAGCAAAGTAGGTCGTCCCCCCGCCAAAAAAGCAACGGGCAGAGGGACTAAAGGTAAACCAGCCAAGAAGTCAAGTCCTAGAGGAATTAAGAAGAAAAAATAATGCACAGGAAAATACTAACCGTCGCAAGAAAGCTTGAGCAAGCATCCAAGGCTCACGCTGGGCAAGCCAAGGTTCTTAAATCAATTGTAAAGAATGCCAAAAAAAGCAAAAAGCGGGGGTAAGATATGCCCAGAAGGTAAAGCCTGGGCGAGACGGACGTTTGACACGTATCCGTCCGCTTACGCTAACCTTGCTGCGTCTAAGTATTGCAAGGACCCTAGCTACGCAAAGAAGTCTAAAGGTGGCAAACGAAAGGGTAGGTAATGGCTCAACTCAAACAATGGCTCAAGCAGAACTGGGTAAGGATAGGCACTGATGGATCGATCAAAGGACCTTGCGGAACGTCGAAAGATAAGAAGAACCCTGACCGTTGCTTGCCTAAGAGAAAGGCTCTCAGCCTCACGAAAGCAGAAAGAGCAAGCACAGCTAGAAAGAAAAAGAAAGCAGGAGCAAGAGGAAAGACAGTCGTAGCCAATACACCAAGAGCAAAGGTAAGAAGTTAATGAGGAAGGAACACAAAAGTAAAAAGGGAGGGCTTACCGCCGCTGGCCGCGCTTACTTCAAGCGCAAGACAGGAGCTAACCTCAAGGCTCCAGTCACGGAATCCAACCCCAAGGGAAAGAAGCTAGCCCGAAAGAAATCATTTTGTGCCAGAATGTCTGGCGTTAAGGGTCCAATGAAGGACAAAAAAGGAAGACCAACACGGAAGGCACTTGCCTTGAAGCGTTGGAAATGTTAATCAAATAAATAACAATGTCTAGTACAACTGTAAGCTTTAATTTAAAAACCGCTGGATTTGCTAACTACGCTAACCAGACGTTATCTTTTAGGCTGTTAACAGCGGGTGCTGACAAAACAGATGACACCGTTATATTGCCCGGCGTTGTAACAGCAACAAGTGCCGCCGATGGAACGGGAAGCGTTTCTTTATTTAGAAATGGAGAATCAGATATTGATAGCGTATTTGAAGTTATTTTTCCAAACAGGGAGAAGGCTAAATTTATTATACCTTCTGGTAGTTCATCAATACATTTATCTGACCTGTTAGTGGACCACGTTCCAAGTGGTTCTGATACGCAACAGAGTTCTGTTTTTGATGCCGCAATACAAAGAGCCAACCATACTGGTGACCTAACATTAGACAGTTTGCCTAATGGTTCAATTACGGGGACATTAGCTGTAGCAAATGGTGGGACAAATGCTTCCTCTGCTTCAGCGGCTAGAACAAGTTTAGGAGCGCAGGAACAGAAAGACGTTCTTGATGATTTAGGTGCTTTGTCTGCACCCGCATCCGACGGTCAGTTTATTGTTGCGACAGGAGCAGGAGCATTTCAATACGAGACAACCTCAACTGCTAGAACAAGCCTTGGTTTGGGAACTATAGCTACCCAGGCATCTAACTCGGTTGACATTGATGGCGGGGCTATTGATGGAGCCGTAATTGGTGCTAATTCTGCAGCCGCTGGAACATTTGCTGCCCTAACATCCACCTCAATAAATGTATCAGATGGAAACATTACTAACGCTGGTGATATTAACTGTGACTCAATTTCTGCTGATGATGCCGCAACTGGACTAAATGTTATTTTTGATGGAACTGATACTGGGGATAACAAAATTACTCTTACGGACAATCTTGCTAGTGCCTTAGATATTACGGAGTCCACTAATAGTTACTTGAAGTTTACTACTACTAACAGTGGAGAAAAAGTAGTAATTGGTAAGGACCTAGATATATCTGGTACAACTACAGCCGCTGCCGTTACAGGAACTAATGTATTAGCTACGACAACCCTAGGTTATAAGGTTGGCAGTGGTGGAACTGTAACTCAAAATTCTAGCAAAAGCACTGCCGTTACTCTTAATAACATTAATGGTGAAATAGTAATGAACAATGCAGCTTTAGCAGATGATGCTACCGCCGTATTTACATTTAATAACAATACAATCGCCGCAACGGACGTTGTTATTGTTAATGTTGCTAGTGTTGGAACGGCGGGAGCGTATCAAGTTACTGTAGGAGCCGTAGCCGCTGGAAGCTGTAGTATAAGTGTTTTAAATGTAAGCGGAGGTTCTTTGTCCCAAGCAATTAAACTTAACTTTGCAGTAATTAAAGCAGTTGCATCATAATGGCAATCTCTCACAGAACTAACAGGCTGAAGCTCATCGGAACTCCAGCCGTTGAGCAGTTACAAAATGGCAGGTATCAACTGACCATTAACTGCAGCACTATGAACAGTCGCAAGGACTGGTATAGTGAAAACAAGGCTCGCATCTTCCCTGACTTTGGATCGTTGGAATCCGCTGAGATGTCCATTGACGGTTTGGCTCCACGCACTGGTGAGGCATATACTGATATGCGACTTGTCTCCGTGCAGTCCAGTATGCAGGGAGAACAATATGTTGTTACTCTAGTGTATCAAACCCTAGGTTCTTCATTTGTCCAGGTCAAGGACGATACTTTTAACTTTGAACAAAACGGATTAAGGAGAGTTACAAGAATTAGCATTGCAAAGGCTGGAACTGACTTTCAAAAGACCGTAGGCACGACCTCAATTACTTCACAGATTGATACTGAAACGGCAGTAACCTGTTTCTTAGCTTCTTATGAAATTGATGATACGGATAGTTATCGAGAAGTAACGGAAGTATACATAGAGGCGGGAACCCTATCAGAGACCGAAGATAAAGTAGGTAGCCAACTAGCTATCGTAAAAGAAACGTTTGCTAGCACTCCATCTACGCCAGCCGGATACTCCTTAGCTAGTCAGCAAATATCTGATTTTAGTGGTATTCCTACTAGACAATTTAGATTCCTAAAACCTAGTGTTTTGAGTAGAAACATTAGCACTAGAAATCAAGGAAACCTTATAATTGAAACCGTTGAGGCCTTTAATGAAACTCCTACCGCTAATACTTCTGGTGCTGTTAAAATTGGCGACCAAGAAAGTAATGTAGAGGGTATACCTACCAAACGATTTACTTTTGCAAAGGGGGAGGGTGAAATAAGAACTTCAACTAGACCTGGCAGAATAGATGGAACTACGGAAGTAACTGTTGTTTCGTATGGTACAGAGGTTGTTCCTACTGGAGTACTTATATCCAAGAGTGAAACTCAAGAGGACGGATACTCTCAATTTACCAATACTTGCATACAAGGCACTATTGAAGGAACAAAAACAACATACAAGGACGTTGTTCAAGTAGAAGTTGCCGGAGAAGTAAATTGTACAACTATTTCTGTGCAAAGCGGGGGAGTTTCTGGAACTGTTGCTGTTCCTAAAGTAACACCTCGCAGAAGAAAAACAATAGCAGCACAAGTTACTATTGAGGTTCAAAGCACTCCCCCTGATACAGCTAGTGTTGCATTTGATTTGGGTGCTATTTCTTGCTCAGTTACATCAACAAATGTTTCTTTGACAAGAGGACCAGGTAATACGGTTTCAGTAACTTCAGGTAGCACTACACAGACTCAAACAGGTTTTAATCAAAACTTTGGTGCATCGGCTAGAATACAAACTTACCCTGGTTGCTTTTTAACATCAGCATCTTCTAGTGGTTCAATTAGTTATACTACTTCAGAAACACCAAGGGCTGACGGAACCAATATTGTATTAGATACAAATGATTCAAGTAGAAATACCATATGTGAAGGAACTGGTTCAACGTCAGCAGAAGGTTATAGCACAACGGGGATAATAAAACGCAATAGCCGTCCCATTATAACCGCCTTGAACGGAACAACTTACTACGAAGTTATAACTTGGAGCGTTTAGATTATGGCGAGTCAAACGGAAAAAGATACAGCAAGGGCTAAGAGTCGGACTTTACCTACAAGTGCTCAAACACAAGCTGATACAGCAAGAGCTAAATCTAGGCAAAACGAAGAGAACAGAGCAGACGATGCAACGAGCGCAACCTCGCTGCGTGTGCCTGAAATGTCAAGTTCAGTGTTGCCTGAGGGCTTTGAGTCCTCAGGAACATTAGATATACCAGAAGAACTTCTTAATTTTCGCAGAAATCTTTTAGACCCAAGTGACTCGTTTTACAACTTTAGAAGCGAAGCACCAAGCGAAGAGATTGTAGATCACGGAGTTCACGATAATACGGAAGATACATTACCTGCACCTGTTAGTTCATTTTCTGTAGTTATATGCAGGAATGGAAAACCATTTAGTGCTTCTATACAGGGAATAGTAGGAAACGAAATTACATAATGCCAGCAGCAACTCCATTTACAGCTTTAGGCAGGGGTAACGGGTTTCCGTTTTGTTTAGATAATGTTTCCACATTAGAAAGCGCATTCAGTAGCAACTCTGATGGTGCTATTGATTCTATTGTTCTTGATAGAACAGATGCAGTTTCATTGGATGATTTAATGTTTTTCTTTTGGAATCTTTCTGAATTAACCACCTGCACCTTTGTTAATAGTTTTACTAGTAGCGATGGTTCTAGCGGAACTACAACAACAAATACTGGGAGTTCAGATATAAAAGAGGCTCAAATACCTTCAGGGGGTTCAGGTTTAGATTTAGGAAATACATTAAAATCAACGCAGCCGAGGGATAGGGTATGCCTAGAGGAAAGTGCAACTGACCCCAGAATATTTATTCAAAGTTTACGACAGGGTTCAAGTTCAGCGCTTTACACCCAAGGATTTTATGTAACTCCTAGTTTAACATCTGGAGGCGATCCTTGTATAGCTTACGCTCTTAACAGCGTGATTAAAAATCCTAGACTTGCGGATGTGATAGGCACGGCAAATGGGTCAGAGGTATCCGTCAATTTACCGCTAAACAGCAGTGGTGCTACGGTTGCGATAAAAATTGTTGGAGTTGATTCAGGGTCAGGAAATACCACGACGGCCACCAGTGGCATTATAGCAGCAGACTTTTACACTTACAGTTAACCCTTTATGATATAATACACCCTATGGACGAAGAAGAAGAGCTAGAAAACACCCTTATCGGACAACAAGAAGCACTTGGTGCTACTGAATTAATACCAGGTTTCGGAGGAGTAGTAGCTGATATTGATAGACGTATCGGAGCACCCAGGCAGATTGGAAGAGCACCAGGAGGATTGCCAATTATAGGTTCTCCCGGAGGTTTTCGTGGTGACCCTGGATTTGCTGCGATTATAGGACCAGACGGTCAGCCTCGACCAGCGGTAAACCCATCTCCTATGAACTCAATGATGCAACAGCAAAGTCTTAGCACTTCTTCGCAAGCACCTAATCCAGTAAACTTTCTTCCTTATGCCGATGACGTTGCGCCATCTAGGGTAAATGATCTTTCTGTTTTTACTCCAGGAGGCGATCTAAAGCCTGGCATAGATGTGAACGCTATTACGCCATCGCCAGAGATGACCCCTGTTGAAGTTGCTCCTAAAAACGCACTACTTGAAATTTTAGAACGTGCGGATGAAAGAGAAGCGCGGGGTTTGCCAAAACAAGCTGCTCCAGGCATTATTGATGCGCCTGAAACGCCCTCAATCAATGACATAGCACCAGAAATTACGAGAGGGTTACCTCGTGGTGGTGACTCAAGGCTTACCCCAAGACCAGAATTACCTAGTATTAGCCCAGGGTTTACTCCAGGTCCAGGACCCAGCTTGCCCGACTTTATACAAGATCGCACAGGTCGTGAAGATAGGGTTGGTGCTCGAACTCCTGAAATATCAAGTTCAGTGCTGCCTGACATTCTTAACCCTAGAAGTGATCGCGGGAGAGAAGGGCTAAGTCAAGCAGACGCTAGAGATTTGGCTCAGGGTTTGGATCCTAATGCAAGCGAAAGCCAAAGAATGAGAGCCTTACAAATACAATCAAGATTAGGCTTAGGTCAATTCAAGCCAGAGCGAGAACTGAGCGAGTTAGAGCAACGCGAAATAGAGAGTCGTATACGTGGTCGAGAAGCGGACATAGCTCAAGGTGAAACAAAGGCAGGGTTTGAACCACGTGTTATTGAAGTTGGAGGAGAAAGTGCTATGGAACTTTCGCCTGGTTACTTCCAACGAATCCCCAAAGACACCCCAAGCAAAACTGGCCTTGAAAAAACTCTAGAAAACTTGCAAGCCGATTTAGAGTCAGGTCGTTTAACTCAAGAAGAATACGAAATTGCTAGTAAAAATGCAAGAAATGTTTACATAGGTCGTAAAGAACCAAAGGAGCCAGCCCCTAGTCCAACCCCTAGTTCAGAGTTTGAAAATATTATAAAAGGTGCTGAGGCAGGAGGTGCACCTAAGGTTGCAACGGGAAGGGGTCAGGCAAGACGCGGCGGACCTGTCGAGGGGGCCGATGCAAGTGATATAAAAAGTTTTGCTACTGAAGCAGAGGCTAGGGCTTCTGGCGAAAAGGGTGAAGTTCTTATTGCTGGAAGAAGAGCGGTTATAGAATAATGGCTATACGATACCTGGACGAAGAGGTAAAGGAATCAAGCATTCGGTATCTGGATGATGAGCCAAGTGAACCCTCTATTAGATACTTGGAAGACGACCCCGGTGCTGCTGATTACGTTGCTGCCTTTGCTTCAGACATAGCAATATCTGAAGCAGGTAGATTGGGTGGTGCTGCGATTGGAACAGCTATTTTACCGGGAGCAGGAACTGCCATTGGTTATGTTCTGGGTGGTATGGGGGCTGGAGCCGCTGGTTCGATAGCCCGTCAACGTATACTTGATCCAGATGGCGAACTTAGTTACGGACAGATTGTTGCTGACGCGTTTATCAATTTAATACCTGGAGCCAAGGGAGCTAAGTTTGGTGCTAGTGCGGTGGCTAGACAAGCCGCAGCAGGTGCTGGTATCTCTGCTGGAGCTAGAGTCGCAGAGACAGCCATTGATGAAGGAGAGCTACCCTCGATGCAGGAGTTAACCTCAGCAGGTCTAACAGGAGCAGCCCTAGGTGCAGGTCTAGGAGTCAGTGGTGAAGCCTTTAGCAAGGCTTACAGTAAGTTTGCAGGTATGCCTACACGCCGTCTTAGTGAGGCGTTTAAGATTGGTGATCCAGATGCTAAGATACTAGTTGATGGCGTAGAGCGCACGGGTAAGGAATACGCCGAGATGCTCCCAAAGAACTTGCGCGACATAAAACTGGGGATCAGTGAAGCATACAGTGATGACCTAATTAGGACGAGAGTTTTACAAAGCGAAGTTGCTGCTGGTCAGATAAAAGATGCTGGCCCACTAAAAGTTAAGTCTGATGAAAGTGACTTCTATCTGCAACGCAGACTAGCCGAGGGCAAGATATCGGCCAAGAACGAAGAGCTAGAAAAATTAGTTGATATTGATGGAGCGTTCCTCGTATCTAAAGCAAATGAGCTAGGCTCCGATGCGAGCATCTTGTCTCGCTCTGTCAATGACTACTTATATGCCAAGCACGGGGTTGCATACAACAAAGCAAACCAATCTAAGTTTGGTGGTGACGGAGCTGCTGGCAAAACAACCAAGGAGTTCCAAGAAACCGTAAAAGACTTTGAGGCCAGAGGTCTAAACAAGGAGTTAAAGGAATCTATAGAGTTACGCCAAGACCTTTCAAAAAGAATACTTAATACTATTGAAGAAGGTGGACTGATTAGTAAAGTAGAAGCAAACAAACTCCGCAAACAATTCCCTAACTACGTTCCCCTAAATCGTATATTAGAAACTGACGAACTAGAAGATGTAGCCTCTACTGTTGTTGGTCGTGCAGGTCGATACGAGACATTAGCATCTGGCATACGCAGAGCAAAAGGTTCTGACCTTGAGGTAAATGATATATCTCAGAACATTGTAGATAATCTTATTGGTGCTACCCGTAGGGCGCAGGTCAACAAGGCTAACCAGGCATTTGTAAAACTAGTAAGGGACAATCCTACTACTGCCGGCAACATTGCTAGCGTTCGTAAACCCAAGGTTGTTAGCACAAAACTAGTCAAGGACACTTCTGAAACAGCCAATGCTCTTCGTGCACAGGGCAAGAAGGTTCCATCGAAGAAGGTTCCTGTTTACGAAAACGCAGATAAGAACGTGCTTACTGTCTTTGAAAATGGAAAGCCAATGTTCGTAGAATTTACAGACCCCAAGCTTGCCTCGGCTATGAAGGGAACTAACCGTGAGGTTACTACTGGCATCATGAAAGCGGCTCAAGGATTCAACAGATTTGTTGGTGGCTTGTATACCAGATTTAACCCTGAGTTCATGGTTCCTAATTTGATTCGTGACCGTTCAGAGGCGTTTGTAAACAATATGCAGAAGATGTCACTGGGTCAGGCGTTCAAAACACTAGACCCAATCTCTACCGTCCGGGATGACATGAGAACTATTGCTCGAAACCTGCGAGGACAGAGGGCTAGCGGAGGCCGTGCGGCTGAGATGGACAAACTGTATGATGAATTTGTTCAAGCAGGGGGTAGAACTGGTGGTCTTGGATTATCTACACTAAATGACGTTGAAAAGAGCATAGCTGAATTAGGTAAGAAATTAAATGCACCAACTAAGTCTAAGGCTAAACAGTTCAACAAGGTAGTAAATGGAATCAACGAGTTGTTTGAAAACTCTACTAGGTTTGCCACTTACCGTCGCGCACGTGCAGACGGCATGACAATGGATCAGGCTGCACTAGCGGCACGTAATAGTTCATTTGACCCGCAGTTACAAGGTGCACAGGGAGACACTATCAGAGCGTTGTATCTGTTCAGTAACCCAGCCATTCAAGGTGCTAAAAACTTTCTGCGTAGTATGAACCCAGTAAAAAATCCAAGGTTAGCCGCATCGGTAATGGGTGCTTTGACAGCAACAACTTACACCCTAGACAGGTATAACAAAACTATTGATGAGAATTATAGGGAAAAAATACCTAAGTTTAAATTAAATAAACATCTGACAATCGTTACAGGAACAAAGCCAGACGGTAGCCTTGACTACATTTCTATACCCATTGGTTACTCTATGGTTCCCTTCAAGATTGCTGCTGACTACGGCCAAAGAATTATGTTTGGGGGCGAGGAAAACATTGATGCCTCAGCAGTAGCAAAGGACATGAGCAAAAACATTATTGACTCATACAATCCAATGGGAGGTTCACCTGTCCCAACAGTTCTTAGACCAATACTAGAACTATCAAGAAACAAGGACGGACTAGGAAGGGACATACGACCATCTTGGCTAGAGAATGAGAATATGTCTGATGTTGAAAAGATTCATCCTTGGACGGCTAGAACTCAAGGAGGCGAGTTGGCTATAAACTTAGCTGAACAGCTCCAAGACATGGGATACGAGGTATCTCCAGAGAACCTACTTTATCTTTACCGAAACTACACTGGTGGTCCAGGAACAACGGTGCAAAGATTGTTTAATCTTACATCAAAAATGATGAACGGAGAAAAGATTACTCGCGCAGATATTCCAGTTGCTCGTAGATTCTTTGGTGAGACATATGCGAAAACCTTTGAGTTGCGAACTGGTGACCAGCAACTAATTGATAACATAGACAAGCAGGAGAACACTAGCCGCGCAAAGGCTAGTAGAATTGCTAGTGGATACAAGACCCAGATACAAAATGCAGACAGTCCTCAAGAGCGATCTCGTATCCTCCAAGACCTGTTAGTCGATCCAGAAACAAATGAAGCAGTCTTGCGCCGCGTAGAAACATTCCTAAAGGATGAAGCCGCAGGAATAACGGCTGCCGACAAAAGGGTTAAGTCATTATCAGTAAATGGCAGAGCACAGTTCTTCATTGAAAGAATCCAGGACATGAATAGGGCTGAAGCTGCTAGGTATCTGCAAGAGCAGATTAACAGGCGTGTTCTCACTCCTCAAGTTCAAGAGGCCATGACTGGCATTCAAGCCTTTAGAGATTTTTTTAGTCGATAAATGGTGGAGATGGGAGGAGTTGAACCCCCGTCTCTGGCACTAGCCAGATCGATAACCTTACATCCCCTTAGAAGTTAAAGGTGTCAGCGTCGTGGTTGGAAGGCTGGCTGACGGCAACCCTATATAGGCAGTAAATAACCTTTCCAGAGCACTCACGACTTACTCTTTGTGCGGTAAATGAAGAACCCGCAAAATTATTCTCGCTCTTCTGCGTTAGATAAGAGACGATGTTGAAGCATATCAATCTTATTTTTTAATTTTTCTATATCGTTGTTTAGTCTTTCGTTCTGGCTAGTCAGAGCCTCGCATGATTTAGTCATAGCATCTAAGCCTTTTGCCAGAATTTCTTCAGAGTTAATATTGTATACGGATGGAGTTTTTGTTTGTTGCATTTATTTATTATGTGAAATTGGTTGCCACTTGCCTGAGTCTTGCTCGATCCACTCAAACAGATAGGAAAGATCATCGCTAGACAAAGGTTCGTCTGACTCAAGATAATATATACCCCTGACCTCTGGGTCGCGTGATGACGGTGCGTCAGCCTCAAACTCTACAATGACATTGGTTATGCTGCCAGTGTAGTTGTCCATTTCTAGTTTGTGTTCATACATCATAGCGGTGTTGGTTAGATAAACATTGGTTCAAAGAAAGCGAGCTTGGGTGAGTATACTACACCGCATCCAAGGATTGGTTTGGCAGCGTAGACACGCCCGTAGTTCATGGCAGGGTGGTGGTGATCTACCCCACATCCTACGTTCATACCGAAGACAATGTCATCCTGGTTGGCGTGGTAGTTGATACCAGCCTGTGCGTGGAGGTGACCCATGACTAAGGACTTGAACTGGGCTTGTGCGTTCTTCAGAGCCGACATCTGCCCTCCCTTCTCCTTGTCTCCATGCCTGTATATAACTCCATCAATTACTAGGTCTGTGAATCTGGGATGTATCGTCCACCCGTCAAGACCCCATAATGTTTTGAAGTTAAGTATTACCTCTGGTGGTAGGCCAACACTCTGTGCCTTACGCTCTGGTAGGGCTGAGTGATTACCTACAAGGTAGTCTACCTCTGGGAAAGCCCTGTGTAGTGCTCTAACCTGCTTGGCTGCTGATACAAACTCGTCTGCTGCGCTAGGCATGGTTGGGTCTTTCTCGTGGAAACTAATGGCGTTCCAGTCCACTAAGTCACCAATGTGAACGACCCGTGTGCATCTATGCTTGTGGAAGATGGATAGTAAAAAGTCTATGTAGCCGCTGTGCATGGCAGGGCAATGAGTGTCTGCTATGACTAGGACTCGTTCTGTTCCTTGAGCCGAGGGAATGGTAGCCTTGTATCGCCTAATCTTAGAACGCACAGCCTCTGCACTTGTTCCATAGTCTTCAGCGATTTGATGGTAACTAAAACCTTCTAGATAGAGGTTATAGGCTTGCTTCTGTGTTAGGTTTTCCTGTGTCATATTTATTTTAGTGAGAGTTAACTAAATCTGCCTATGTGGTTTTGGAAAACAAACTTACCATACTGGTCTCGCTCACCTTCACGTTGCTTTGCTATGTTGTATTTGATAGATATGTGTGTGCCGTTAACAGGATCATTGTAGACTGTGGCTTCCTTTGTATCTGAGCCGTTAGGCCATAGCAAGAGAATAATATCTGCGTCGTTCTCGATGTCCCCGGAGTCTTTCAAGTCATATAGTGTAATGCCAGTCTCGCGCTTGGCTCCCTCTCTGTTTACTTGTGCTAACAGTATAACAGGTAGGTCTAACTCCATAGCCATAAGTTTTATCTGGTGGCTAACCTCTGCGATGCCGTCATGCTTCTTTAATTTAGTGTTCCAAGGAACAAGTTGCAAGTAGTCTATCACAATCCATTCAATGTGGTGCTTGCGTTTATACATACGAGCACGTGAACGAAGTTCATCTATGTTCCTGACGTAGTGCTCTGTGTATATGGGAGCGTTCTCTACTCTTTCGGTAGCATCCCACACCCGCTTCTGTTTCTCTGCAGATAGCACCCCGTCTTGGAACTGGTTCAGGTTCACGGCAGAGCAGGTCTGTATCATACGCTTTGCCAGACTCTTGGCTTGCATCTCAAAGGAGAAGTATAGACCCGGCTTGCTGTGCGTCACACCATTCTGTAGGGCTACGTTGAGGGCGATACAGGTCTTACCACAGGAGGTAGGAGCCGCAACAACCATTACCTCTCCATTGGCTATGCCACCCGCACTAAGCTTCTCGTCTAGTTGCTTAATTCTAGTCGGTAGGGCAAAGGTGCTGTAGGTTCCCTCCTCCATCTTCTTGAAGTCCTCGCGTAAGGACTCGGCGGCTACTCTGATGGACGGGTCAGTGGCAGAGTTGTTATCTAGGGTGGCCGTGACAGCCCTCTCAATATCAGCAATAATTACGTCTGGGTCTTGGTTCTCTGTTGCTGATTCAATGGCGATGCGAGAGGTGCGAATAATCTGACGTAACTTAGACTTCTCTTTTATAATCTTGGCATAACTTCCTATCTGAGTAGAACTGCTAGCTTGCCCCTGTATATACATTATGGTGCTGAGTCCACCTGCTTCCTTGTCTGTGCCTTCACGCTTTAGCAACTCATCGAGGTCGAGTTCAGAGAACTCCTCACCAGAG